GCGGGGTCTACGCTCTCGGCGACATCGTCCGAGGGGGTCGGGTCGACCGTATCCTCGGCTGTCTCCTCCGCGCCTTCCGACGTCCCAAGCTTCCCGGCAACGATGTCCGCGAAGGCCTCGGGCGTCAGTCCGCCATGCTCATCTACGACGTCAGACAGTGTCCTCACCTGCTTCCTTGTTCGCTTCGGCGACGACTGCATCCCAGTCCTTCGCCAGTGACTTGGGGAGGCGTTGGGTCGCGTAGAGCGCCCCTTGCCAGAATCCCCTCTTGTAGTCGATCTCCCTCTGATCCAGCGGCTGTACCTGCCGGGCGAGTCCGCGTGCGAGGTTCTGGAAGTACTCCTCACGGAGCTTCTCGACCCTCTCGGCCAGACGCTCAAAGCCCGGCGTGTTCACGACTCGATGCACGAGGTCGAGAGTCTCGAGCTCGTACTCGGTGAGCGCTTCCTTAGGTATTCTGAGCACCCCCTCGTGCCGCGAGCGCGCGCTGCATCAGCACGGCCGGCGACTGAGATACCTGATTGCCTGGAGCCGTGCTGTCGCTCGCCGACGGTGCCGTGGTGCCACCGGGGCCCTCAGACCCCGGAGGGGCCGGAGGTGCGCCCCCGCCGCCGCCCGGAGGCGCCGGTGCCGGCGGTTGCGCGGAGACGAAATACCGCTCCGTGTCCTCGACGCCGAACGCCTGGAGGAAGTCCTCCACGTACGCGTCGAGGTTGATCATCTTCGCGGCCCCGGCCTGCGATAGCTGGGCAGCGATCGGCGCGAGCGCCATCGCCATCTGCAGCTTCGCCTGCTCGGACGCCTGCTCCTCCTGCTTTGTGGCCGCGTCTGACGTGACCTCCTGCGTGATCGAGTAGTCTCCGGCCAGGATCTCCGGCCAGATCTCGTGCAGGAGCTCCTCGTCGTCGACGCCGAGCACAGGGACGAGCATCGGCTCGCGGATGAACTGCTGGTTGAGCACGAGGCGCTGGTCGCCGATGTCGCTGAAGGCGATCCGGATCCGGCCCTTCGCGAGGTTGACCGAGCGCTGCGCCAGGCCGGTGACCAGGGACGCGCCGGTGGCGGTCGTCTGGTCGACGTTGCCTGAGTCCGTTCCGCTCGAGAACGGGAAGCCGCCGGCGAGGTTCTGCAGGTCGCCCTTGAAAAGCTGCTCCGCGCCCAGCGACACTTCGGCCGGCATGGCGTTCGGCGTCCAGGCCTGGATCTGCGTCGGATCCTCAACGGGCCAGCGCGCGCCCGGCTCGAACGTGTACTCGTCGATGTCCTCGATGTCCGGCCGGAACCAGAAGATCGCGTTGTTGACGAGGTTGAGGTTGTCGATCCGCTGGTTCATCGTCGTCCAGAGCGCGCTCTGGAGATCCTTGATCTTCTCGACGACGCTGATGCCGGGAATCATGAAGAGGTCGGGCTGCGTGACGCAGGCAGTGAACGGGGCCCTCTCGTGCCAGAACGGGTAGTCGCGGGCCGCGAGCAGAGCCGTGCGGTTGAGCACGGTGACGGTGCGCTTGCGCCGTTGATCCCAGATCTCGAGCACCTCGAGCCGGTTCTTGGTGCGATCCATGTTGAAGAGCGACGACTCGCGACCGCCGAGCTCCTCCGTGAAGGAGTCGCCGTTCTCGTCCTTGTCGCCGATGCGCTTCTTGACCTGCTCGAGCGTCCAGCCGCCGCGTTCCTCGCCGAAGGCCTGGTTGCCGAAGGCTTCCTCGATCGCCTCCCATGTCATCCACGAGCGATGGATGAGGTAGTCGGAAGTCTCGAGGGAGGTTGCGGCCTCATGCCAGAAGAAGTCGCGGACGTCGACGACTTCCGTCGTCGGGCCGTCGTAAATGGTCGTGACCTTCGTCTTCTCCTGCATCTGCGGGAGCGTGATCATCTCCCCCGTGAAGGGGTTGTAGATCGGCTCCTCCGTCGCGGGATGCAGCACGGGCACCTCGACGCTGACCATCTGGCGCCGGCGCTGTTCCTTCGTCGTCCAGTACGTCTTCGCGATCGAGACGCCGGCGATGGCGTTCTGCAGGATGAATGGACGCTGGATCTCGGCCAGCTTGTCCTCGCGCGTCTGCCAGTCGAAGATGATCTGGTGCGCCTCTGCGCCCTTGCGTAGCTGGGCGACCGTCTCCGGGCGGGCCATCGTGTGGCGCGGTCGGATCTTGTAGCGGAGGGTGTCGTCAATGAGGCTCGCGAGGGACGTCTCGATGATGTGCTGGATGTAGGGCGGATGCAGCTTCGACGTCCATGACGCCGCCTTCGAGGTGGGCTCGAGCACGCCTCGCCATGAGGTGTACCTCGATTCGACCCTCTCGACGAACGTTGAGTGCTGGGACTTGGCCTCGGAGAACATCCCGACCGCGCGGTCGAGCTCCTCCTGTCCCTTGAGCTTAGACTTGCGGGCCACTGGCCGCGCGCCTCAGAGCTCGGGGATTCGCCTTGCCCTGCAGGAGATCGTCGGCGCCCTTCTGCTCCTCAGCGAGGATCGACTGCAGCTTGGCGATGCACGTCAGCGCAGTCTGCTTGTGGACGTCGTCGTCCTCACCGTCGACGTACGCCTGGGCGGCGTCGATGGCGTCCCGCAGCGACTGGAGATTGTCCTGGGGCGTCGGCTGCTCCGGCGGAGCGTCGGTCGGCCCGCCGCCCGGAGGGCCTGCGCCCGGCTCGGGATTCGCTGCGCCTGCGAGTTGCGCCATCATGTCGGGTGGAAGCATGCTGTCTCCTCTACGGGGTGGCCCAGGGGTAAAGCTGGGGCGTCTTGAGTTTCTTCATGGAGGCTCGCGCCTTCTTTCGGCGGTCGTGGGTGTGCTCGCCGTACTGGGAGTACATCTCGAGCGCGATTCCCCAGGCCATCACTCGGTCGTCGTTACAGCCGTCCGCCGCGCGCGGGGAGGCGCCGGTCGGGCGGTTCACGAACGTGCGGGACTCCGAGAGGAAGCCCGACGTCACGTACGGGAAGAGTCGGTCGTTGACCCAGATCCTGAGCTCCGACACGATCTTGGGCCGCGTCTGTACGTTCATGGGGATCCCGAAGCTGCCGGATTCCTTCTGGTCGGCGCGGTCGAACTTGCGGTGCCGGTAGAGCTTCGGGTACGGCTTGCGGCCCTTGTGGCCGTCGCGCAGGTACGCGATGACCGTGTCGCCGTAGCCGCCCTGCTTCTCGACCGCGATCCGGGCGGTGTTGTACCAGAGGCCGAGGAAGTGGATCTGCTCAGCGAAACGGTCGTGGTCGCCCTTCATGTGGAGCTCGGCCACGGGAGCGCCGGTATCGAGATCGATCACCGCGGCGACCGAGAAGTCGGCGCCGGCGCCGGTCGCGACGTCGCCTCCGATCGCGTACTTGTGGCCGCGCTTCGGGGCCTCGTAGACCTCGATGGCCTCGGTGTCGCCCTTGAAGAGCGTCGCCTTCGCCGGGTTGCGCGGGTCGGTCTGGAAGCTGCAGCGGAAGATCGGCCGGCGCTTCATGACCGTGTAGTCGCGCAGCGCGCCGGGGTCGAAGAACGGGGAGCCCGACAGGAGGAAGGCCTCCTCCGGGTCGTTCGGGTACTGCTCGGCCTTCGACTCCGGGTCGAGCGGCACGCTCTCGTACCACTTGACGTCGCGGGCGGGGTGCAGCCACCAGCCGAGGAAGATCGCCTTCAGGTTCAGGTAGTTCGTGTAGCCGGCGCCGATGTAGAGCTCGTGGAAGAAGTTACCGTCGCCCCGACCGTCGCTCATGCCGTTCGCGGTGGAGATGACACCGATCCGGCCACCAAAGTCGCCGGTTGCCGGCACCACCGCGCGCCAGAGCATTCTCGCGTACGCCTGCCGGCTCGCTTCGTCGAAGATGACGAGAGCCGCAGAGCGGGAGTGGCCCGCCGATTCCGTCGCCGCCATCGCCTCGATGGTGGAGACGCGGCCATCTGCGTGTTCGACCTCGATCCTCGTGCTCGGTCGCGCGCCGCGCGTCGGCTTGATCACCGTGACGTGCTCGCGCAGGTGCTCCGGAAGCGACAGGAGCATGTCGTAGATCCGGTTCACGACCTCGATCGCGTCCTTCTCCTTGATCGAGTAGATCAGGACGTCCGAGCCCGGCTTGAAGAGGAGGTACCAGAGCGCGATGCCGGCCCAGACCCAGGTCGCCCCAAGCTGCCGGCCCTTCAGGGTGATGGTCTGGGGGTTCTCCCAGATCCAGTCGAGGTATGGGCGCTGCCAAGACCAGTCTTTCTCTCCTACCGGCGTCTCGCGGTCGGCGTACCGGAAGTACTCGCCGGTCGCCGTCGTGCCGATCGCCTTCGCCTCGGCCTCCGTGAGCACCTGGAACCGGAACTCCTCGCCCGTGCGGCTGTCGGTCGCCGTGGCGAAGTGGAGCAGGTACTTAGGGTGGCGTCGGGCCGCGTCCTTCTGGAGCTCCTCCTCGAGGAGCGTCCGGACAGCGAGGTCGTAGACCTGCTGGTTAGTCAGCA